GGGCAGCAGCCCGGCCGGCAGGCGCAGCGCGCCCAGGACGCGGGCCTGTAGCCGCGGATCGGCGATGCGGGCGATGGCATCGGCGACCTCCGGCAGCACCTCCGATGCCGTGCGGGCCTGGCCGCCGGCGTCGCGCAGGTTGATGCCGAGGAGGCGAAAGTACTGGACGGCGGTGTCATCCCGACCGCCGACGGCATCCGACAGGGCATCGCCCAGGCCCTCGAGCCCCTGGGTGAGATCCTCGGCGGAGGAGCCGGCCAGCTGGGCCGCGCCGCGCATGGCGAAGAGCGCCGAGGCGGTACTCTGCACCCGATAGGCAGTGCGGGTCAGCTGCGCCCCGAAGCTGCCCCAGCCCGAGGCCAGGCGCAGCACCCCGGCGATGGAGCCCGCGGCGGTCAGGGCGGAGAGCGAGGGCACGATCAGCGCGATGTTGCGCGCGGCCGTGCCGGCGAGGCGGGACAGGCGGTCGAGGCCCGTTGTGGTGCGGCTGGCATTGCTGAGGCGACCGATGCCGGCGGCCAGGCGCAGCGCGCCGGCATTCATCCGGGCGAGCGGCGCCGAGAGGCGGTCGACGGCGCCGATGGTGACGCTCAGCGCGCCGGCAGAGGTGGTCCCGGACATGTCAGTTCCTACGGCCGAATGCGGCGGCCTGGCGGTCCCACCAGAGCAGCGCCATCGGCGTCATCGCGAAGGCATCCCGCGGCCCAAAGCCGCAGGCGATCGTCACCCGGGCGGCGGCGGGTCCCCAGCCCTCGGCGGGTCGGCGGGCAAAAAACGCGCGAAGTACCGCGAGGCCACCTCCAGCACCTTGGGCGAGAGCTTTGTCACCAGCTGAGGCGCGATGCCGGCGCTGCGCTGGATCAGATGCGCGGCCTGGGCGATCTCATTGCCCTGCTTTTGCGCCGCCACGATCATCTCGATGGTCAGCGGCTGCAGCGTGATCTCGGTGACCGTGGCGCCGTTGTATTCCACGGCCGGAAAGCGGATCACCCGCGGCGGGATCTCCTCGATCACGTCCTCGCCGAGGTCCTCGTCCAGATCATCCATGCTCAGCTCTCCTGCACATCCGGCCCCTCGAAGCGGACCTCGAAGGTCGCGTCGTCGGCGTTCACTTCCTGGGCGTTGACGCACCACATGCCGTTGCCGGTGATGCGCTTGCCGCTGACCAGCTCGAGCGAGACGGAGACGCTCTCCATCGCCTCGAAGTCCGCCACCCGGGTACCGGCATTGTCGCGGATCTTGGCCTTGATGTAGGGCGCCACTGGCTTGACGCTGTAGCCGTGCACGCCGTTCTGGCCGGTCATCGTCTCCTTGACGGAGCGGGCGGATTGCCAGCCGACGCTGTCGACCACGTCGTATTCGACGCCGTCGATATAGAGGTAGGAGGTGCCCGCCAGGGCACCGGGTTGCAGCGCCATCTCAGTTCACCCCCTCGGATTTGCGGAACTGCACCAGGCCGGCGAATTGGCGGAACTGGTCGATTGGGATGATCGGCAGCAGGCCATCGACGCGGCAGCGGTTGGAGGCATTGCGCGCGACGATCAGCTCGGCCGCGAAGGCCTGGTAGTCCTGCACCAGCCCCTCCGCCTCCATGCGCCGGTACTCGGCCAGGATGCCGTCGCGGATCACGCCCGTGGTGACGATGCGCGCCCCCGGCCGAAAGCGCGTGCCCTCGGAGGCCAGCTTGAAGCGCCCAAAGGTGCTGGTGACGTAGTTGCGCAGGCGGCGGATGGCGGCGGCCAGCAGATGCAGCGTCTCCGGGTAGAGGTAGCTGTCGTCGGGCGCACCCTGCGGGTTCAGCCGATAGGTTGTGACCAGCGTGTCGGTGATGACCCGGCCATCGGCGGCCACCGTGAAGGCGCCGAGGCCGTTGTTCAGCAGGATGTTGCGATCGCCGATGCCCCAGCGTTTGTCGCGCGGCGGGGCCGCGACATCCAGCGGGAGCCCGTGTAGGGGCAGGCCGGGGTCGGCGCGGAGGCTGGTGGCGCAGGCGCCGGCGAGGTTGGCGGCCCAGATCCAGGGCGGGCTCGGCGAGGCATCGGCCGGGAGGCAGACCATATGCGGGTCATTGCGGCCCTGCCCGAAGGTGGTGCTGGCGCTCAGCGTGCCGCGAAAGCCGGTGAAGGCCCCGCCATAGAGCATCTGATCCCAGGACCAGCGGGCGGCCAGGTGGTCGCGCAGCAGGTTGAGATTGGTCGGGTCCGTATAGGGCATGACCACGAACTCGAAGTCCTCGGCACCGAGATTGGCCAGTGCCAGGTCGATGACGGGGTTGGCGCTGCCGCCGGCCATGCCGGAGACGGTGATGGCCAGGCCCGCGGGCGGCACCTCGCCGCCGGCGGCCCCCGCCAGATTGCGGCCCAGGGCGATGCCATTGCCGGCGAGGCCCTTGTTGCGGGCGGTGCAGGTGACGACGCCGGCGACGCTGGAGGCGGTCACCGGGAGGCTGGTATCGGCGTTGATGGCGGCGGCATAGGCGGCGGCGACGGCGGTCGGGGTCATGCTGCTGGAGAGGCCGACGACAAGGCGGCGATCGCCGATATAGGGGTAGTCCGGCCCGCTTTCGGTGGGGGCGGCGATGGCGGTGAAGGTGCCGGTGGCGGCGGTGCCGGCGCCATCATCGGCGATGGGCAGCACATGCACCTCGCCGGTACGATCGCGCCTGCGATAGGCCGCGGCCATCAGCGCCAGCAGCGAGCCACGTCCGGCGCGGCCCTGGAGCCAGGTGAGGCTGTCCATCAGCGCGGGGATGTTGGGCGGCAGGTCGCCGGTCGAGAGCTGCTGGCCGATGATGAGGCTGCGCAGCGCGCCGGCGGTGCCGGAATTGGCGCGCGAATTGTCCAGCTCGGCAAAGAACAGGGTCGAGCGGTTGCTCGCGGGGATCTCGCGGAAGCCGATCATCAGCGGCCACTCCGCGCGGTCGCCGGTGCGGCCAGGAGCAGGGTCTCGATGACATCGCCGTCGCGCAGGCGGCGCATCCAGTAGGCGTTGCGCGGCACCTCGCGGCCCTTGGCGGGCAGGTGGTCGCGCAGGATCGGGTCGGGGACCGACAGGCCCTCGGCAGGCTTCACATACATCGGGGGGCTCCTACGCCTGGCGGCGCGCGATGGGGCGAAAGGCGAGGCTGGTCGCCTCGCAGTCAGTGGGCGGGTGCGGCGTCTCGAAGACCTCGGTCCAGGCCATGTCGAAGGCGACCAGGGCGGAGCCCAGCGCCACCTCGCTGCTCTTGGTGTCGATGCCGAGCGTGGTTTTGACGCCGTCGATGCGCTCGATCTTGCGATCGGGCGGCAGCAGCAACTCGCCGGCGGTCATCACCACCTGGGTGATGGCGCCGGCCAACTCCTCAAGCTCGGCTTCCAGCGCGACAGCATCGCGGGACCTGGCATCGAGGCGGAGCTCGACCGCCAGGATGAAGGAGACGGCATAGAAGGATTTGATCGAGGCGCCGCCCGTGCGCTTCTTTTCCTCCTGCCAGCCATAGACCAGGGCGGCCGGCAGCTCGTCCTCCGACAGCGGCCAGGTGCGGGCGCGGAAGACCCGCTTGCGGAGGGCGAGCACGCGCTCCGCCAGAAGGTTGGCGACGGTGTCGCGTACCGCGACGCGATGCTGCACCGTCATTCGACGCGGCCCAGATGCAGCAGGATCCAGCCCTCGGAGTCCGGCAGCGCCGCGCCGGTGACGTCATAGGTGACGTCGCGGATCAGCACGCGGTCGAGCGGCTTCGGCGCATAGCCGGGCGGTAGCTCCGCCGCGCGGATCGACAGGGTGGAGCGCGCCACCAGAACGGGTGGCCCGTCGCCCGGGCCGGGCACCTCGACCATGCAGGTGTCGAAGATCCCGGGCACCTCGAAATCGGGCTCGAAGCGCGGGCCGTAGAGGATGGGCTCCGCCTCCTGGAAGGCGCGCATCACCGCCGCATCCAGCCGCGCGAAGTCGATCGCCACGGCGGCCTCAGGCGCCCTTGCGCGCGCGCTGAAGCATTCCCGGCCGGGTGCAGATGTGCAGCGGGTAGGAATAGGCCTCCATCGTGAATTCCGCGTTGCGGTCGCGGTCGATGATGGGCTGGATGTAGATCGGCTTGCCGGGGGTGTTCACCCAGTCGAAGCTCTCGCCCGGTGCCAGGGCACGCTCGAACACACCGGGCGCGCCGACGGGGAAGAACTTCGCCTTGTCGGACGCCACGGCGATGGTCGTGTTGTCGTCGGTACCGCGGTAGTTCATCCAGTCGATGCCGCCGAAGGGCATGGACTGGAAGGCGGTGCCGCCGCGCAGCTCCACCGCGGCGTTCCAGTTGACGTAGGTCTGCACCACGTCCGGATGCGCCACGAGGTCGTCCCAGAATTCGTCGCCGACGATGGCCTGCACGCGGGTGCTCGGCGTCCAGGCGCCCTGGGCGGCGCGCATCATCTGCCGCACGACCTTCGCGCATTTCTTGCGCAGCGTGCCGACGGTGCTGCTGCCGGTCAGGTCGAAGGCGACCTCCGCCGGCTGGGTGACGCCGAATTCGGAGAACCAGTTGAACAGGGTGGAGCCGTCCGCATCCAGCAGGATGCCCTGCACGGCGCCGAGGCGATGCAGCTCCCAGGTCACCTCCATGTTCATGGTCAGGCCGGTGGGGCCGGAGAGGCGGCGGGCGGCCTCGGTCTGGAGCTGCATCAGCACCGTCTCCTGGCCGAATTCGCGGATGTTCTGCAATTCGGCGGAGCGGATGGTGTCGGCATGGGCCAGGCGGGGCACCTCGAAGTAGCGCATCTTGCGCTTTTCGGTCGTGCGCTGCTTGAGCGGCGCGCCGCGGTCCGAGGTGGGGATGATGATCAGCTGGCCGTTGCGCTCCTCCACGGCGAGCGCCGTGGTGCGGATGGGCTTGTCCTCGAAGACGCCGAGGCTGCCGAGGCCGGTCGGCGCATAGGGGTGGCGGTCGACATAGCTGGTCAGTTCCAGCGCCGAGAAGGCGTCGGTGCGGAACAGGTTCATGATGGTCATGGTGAGGGGGTTCCCAGGCCAGGGCGCGTCGCGCGTGGCTCAGCGGCCGATGATGAAGCTGGTGGCCAGGTCGGCGAGGCCGGCGGTGATGCCGGTGCTGTCGACCGTCTCGGCCCAGACCAGCTCGGAGGCATTCACCTCCGCCAGGCGAGCAATGACGGTGCATTTGCGCGAGGCGCCGGCCGGGATCAGCACCGGGTTGAACAGGATGGCGCGGGCCGTCTCGCTGCCATCGGAGCCGACATTGTCGTAGGCGACATAGGAGCTGTCCGCGGTCAGCCGCGCCAGCACCAGGCCGCCTTGCAGCACCAGCTCGGTGCCGCCGGCATTGTTGATGGTCACGACCTCCCGCGACAGGTGGCCATTGGCCTCGGAGATCAGGAAGGCGCCGGCGTGGAAGCCTTCATTCAGGACGGGGCTGGGCATCGGGGGGTCCTCGACTACTTCCGGGCGATGCCGGCGCGCTGCGCGGCCGCATCCCAGGAGCTGGTGATGGCCTGGCGGCCGGAGGGGGCGGGCGCGGTGCCGGTGGGGCGCGGGCCGCCCAGGGCCGCCATGCGGTCGGACAAGCTCGGCTGGCCGGCGCCGGCGGCGCTGCCTTCACGCGGCAGGGACTTCAGGACGCCGATGGCGGCCTTGGCGGACATGCCAGTGTCGAAGGCGAGGCTGCAGGCGACGGCGACGCGGCCGGCGGCGTGCTTCGAGGTGAAGATCGCGCGGCAGCGGACACGCTCCGCCTTGGTGGCGGCGCGGGCCGACTGCCGGGCAGCGGCGGAACCTTTCGGCTTGTCCTCCTCCTCCTCGTCATCCTCCTCGGCTTTTTCGTCGTCGTCGTCCTCCTCGGCGCGATCCTTGTCGTCCTCGCCGTTGTCGTCGTCCTCGGCCGCGCGATCCTTGTCATCGTCGTCATCCTCCGCGGCGGAGGCGTCGCGGCGATCCTCGTCCTTGTCGTCATCCTCCTCCGAACGCTTGCCGGAGCCAGCGACGGCGTCGGCGCCGATCAGATGGGCGAAGGGCAGCGCCTCCGCGGCGGGGCGCTTGCGGGGCTTGGAGGCGCGCGCGGGCAGCGCGCCCGCGGGCTTGCGGGAACGGGACATCGAAACCTCGTCGGGTGTGGAGTGGTGGGTGGCGCTACAGGCTGCGGAACAGCGCGCCGAAAGCCTGGTCTGGCGATTGCACGGCATCCGCCAGACCGGCCACGACGCCGGCGGCGCCGAGGAAAGTTCCGGCCTTGGTGCCGCGAATGGCGGAGGCCTTCAGGCGACGGTTGCGGGCGACGGTCTCGACAAAGAGCTCGCCCATCGTGTCGATATCCGCGTGCATGCGGGCGCGGGCCGCGGCCTCGAGCTTCTCGTAAGGATTGCCCTCGGCCTTGTGGGCGCCGTAGCGGATCATTGTCACGGTGATGCCGGACTGCGACAGCGCCTCCGAGAAATCCACATGCATGCCGATGACGCCGATGGAGCCGGTGCCACCGGTGCGGGGCACGGTGATGCGATCGCAGGCACAGGCGATGGCATAGGCTGCCGAGAAGGCGTTCTCGTCCAGGATGGCCCAGAGCGGTTTTTGGCCGCGCAGGCTGTGGATGGTGTCGGCCAGGTCGAAGCAGCCGGCGACCTCGCCGCCCGGGCTGTCGATCAGGAAGGCGATGGCCTGCACATCGGGGTCGCGCAGCGCGGCCAGCAGGTTGAGGCGGATGCCGTCATAGCCGGTCATGCCGGAATAGGGGCGCAGCGTGCCGAGCTTTTGGACAAGGGTGCCGCTGACCTCGATCAGCGCCACGCCGCCGACGATGCGGTAGCCCTTGGTGTCGTCCTCCGGCGGGCCGCGCTGCACGGCGGCCTCATCCTCGTCGAAGGCCTGCGGGCGCAGCGCGACCAACTGTCCGGCGCTGAAAAGGCGGGCGATGCCCAACCGGTCCGCCAGCGCCGCCATCACCACCTCGGCCTTGGCCGGGTGGATGGCGATGGGCGTGTTGAACAGGCGCTGCGCCAGATGGGGGAAGCGGGTCACGGGCTCTCCGAAGGGGCGAGGGGCAGCAGCGCATGCCGTCGAGCGGCGGTCCGCGCAGGGGTTTCCGCCGATGATCCGCGCAAGAGGTGGGGTGTTCATTGGTCGGCGACGAAATAGGCGGCGACCAGCCCGTTTCTGCGGCCATCGCGAGCCAGCGCTGCGGGCAATGCGACTTGCCGTCCTGACGACCTGCTGTAGTAGCCATGCTTGCCAGAGACAGCTCCCACAGAAGGGATCGCGGTCGACTTATGGCACCAGCCACGGCCAAGCTTTGGACGTACTTATTTGAAAAAAATCAACCGATTCATGAAAATCGAATAACAAGATATTGTTTAATTCACCGGTTATCTTGTTTGTGTCAAAAATAGGGCATTGCTTCAAGGCTGAAGCAAATGGTTTCGGCGCCTTTGCAAAGCGCTCTTCTCTTAGGGCATTATGCAAGAAGGGGCGGGACGCTGCCGCATCCCGCCCCTTCTCAGATCGGCCAACTGGGCGCGACCACTCCAACCCGCGGACAGTAGGCTAAAGGATGCTCATGCTCAATTGGCAAGTGCGAGGTCCAGATCTGTGGTCAATCCCCTGCGGCAACAGAGGGGGCTGTACGATGGCCGTTGCATCCGCCTATTGGACGATAGCTGCGGGTTACATCCTGCTGGGCGTGCTTGTCATTTGCGATAAGCATTAGCCCAGAACGACGGTGGATGGCGGACAACCGGCGTCCTCCACCGTCTCTCACTCCGGGCCCGAGTACCGCGCGCGGTGCCCTACGGCAGCTTCATGTCATTCCGACTTTTCCGCCGGCCGGTTCGGGGAGCCCGCTGCCCATGTCGGCAGCGGGATACCTCTCTCCCGCATCATGCGGATCTCCAGCGCCCGCTGATCGAGGTTCTCCTCGAAGTCGCGGCCTTGCTCGGCCGCCTCATCCTCCAACGTGCCGAGCCCGGCCTCCATGCCCAGCACCGCGCCCTGACGCTCCGCCACCGGGTCCACCCACCCACGCGCCGGGCCGATCCAGCGGCAGCGGGCATAGGCCGTGCGCATCTCGGCAAAGGGCGGCGCGTTGCGCGGCAGCGGCGCCAGGCCACGCTCCAGCACCTCCTCCAGGAAGGCGCCATAGATCGGGTTGGCGAAGCCCATGGCGAACCAGTCCCGCCGGCGGATCGCTGTCTTCCAGGCCTCCAGCATCGCCGCTCGAGCGCTGCTGTAATTCGTCTTGCTGTAGTCCCAGGTGAGCTGCTCGGCCGAGAGGCCCGTGGCGGCCGCCAGGGCCCGCAGCACGGCGGATTGGAAGGCCTCGAAGCCGCTGTTCGGGCGCGTAGCGCTCTGGCTCTTCAGCGTCTCGCCTGGCGCCAGGTGCGGCACCTTCACGCCGCCGATCATCAGCGGGTTCGCCGCGTGGTGCTCGCCGCGCAGCTGTTGGTAGGCGCCGATCATCTCGTCGCCGGCGGTGGCCAGCGCCAGATCCTCGCGGTCGAGCGGGGATTCGATGACGGTGGCGAAGACCGTCTGCAGCAGCGCCTGCTGCAGCTCCGCCTGGTCGTAGCGGGAGAGCATGCGCATCCGTGCCAGGATCGGCGTCAGGATGCCGGTGCCGCGGTGCTGGCCGGCGCGCTCCTGGTCGAAATCGTGCACCACGATGGGGCGACCCCAGGGTGTTTCGCGCGGAAAGTAGTCCCAGTGCATGGAGGGCGCGGCGGCGTAGACATCGCCCTGATGCGCCTGGCGGATGTGGTAGCCGACCGCGGCGGCGGAGGCGCCATCCAGTTGCACCCCGCCGCGCAGGGTCAGCGTGTCCATCTGGCCGTAGGGGTTGGAGAGGCGATCCGGGTCGATCAGCTGGACGGAGGTGCTGTAGCGCGCGCCGCCGGCGCCGACGCGCTCCGGCGTCCAGAGCAGGCAGGCGAGGCTGTCGCCGTCGATGACCTTGTGGCGCAGCGCCACCCAGAACATCTGGGTCAGCGTCTGATGCCGCTCCGCGTCGCAATGCCGGCCGAGGTCGTCGGCGAACATGCGCCATTCGGCCTCGACCACCCGGCCGAAGTCGTCGGCCCAGCTGGCGTCGAAGCCGGGCGAGAAGCGTTCCAGCGCGCGGTAGTCCGGCTTGGCGACCAGGCGGAACTGGCTGCCGATGGCGCTGTCGAGGATCCGCGTGACGCCGCCGGTGGCCCAGCCGTCATTGCGGATGAGGTCGCGGGAGCGGGCGACCATGCGGTCGCGGTCGTGGTTGATCTCGCCGTCGGGGGAGCGGAGCCAGGGCTGCCAAGTGGCGCTCTCCTGGCTGAAGAGGTTGGCTGCGTCATAGGCGAAGGCGCCGCCGATGCCGCCCGGCACGCCGCTGGCCTGGGCGCGCAAGCGACGGGCATGCAGGACCTGGCCGGCGGAGCGGGCGCGTTTCATCGGAACACCACGTCGAGCGCCCGGCGGGGCTCGCCGAGGGCGGTGTTGATCTGGCGGATCAGGCCGCGGATGCGGGCCTCATCGGCGGCGGTGAAGGTGGCGGTGCGGGAGGAGAGGCCGCCGGCGGCGTAGCCGACCGAGACGGTCTTTTCGCCCATGGCCAGGTCGAGGAGGGCCTGCTGGAGCTTGGCGCGGGTGGTCGTGAGGGCCTCGCGCGTCATGCCCGCGAAGACGCCTGTAGTGATGGTCGCGGACATAAGGATCCTTCAGCGGTGGACGCCGGGAGGTGTCCGGTCGTCGCGGGCGGACGAGAAGCGGCGTCGACTGGTTTCCTTGGTGAAGCCCCGCCCTTTTTGAAGGCGGACCAGGTGGCCGCAGTCAGAGGCTCGCGAAGTCCGCGCAGTGTGGCCGCGAGCTGACTGTAGGTGCCAAGTGGATCGTGTGGGGAAGCCAACATCGCCCGCAGCGAGCGGCTGCGCCGATAACTCAATGGCCTTGACCTGATCGATATCCTGCGTCACGAGCTTTACTGTTGCGAAAAGGAACCAATTTTGCCTGAACCCATCCCTGCGGATGTCAGCGTCGAGGTGGTGGTGGTGCGCTCTACCTCCGCTCTGGATGGCGTTAGCCTGGTCCGCCCACTAGTCGCAATTCTTCCCGACTATGACAATTGGAACGATTACGGTCGCCAATTCTTCGCCATACTCCATATACGACCAATATCAGGAGATTCTCTACAATTTTACATACGGATGATGTTTGAGGATGCGAGGTCGAGCGCCCGTGTTTTCGATGAGCTTTTTAATCAGAACGGCGAAATTTTCCCTATAGCTCGGGTCCAACGGCCATTTGTCTCGCTTATCCCCAACGTCGACAACTATCGGCAGCTGATCGCGATGCTCGGCTTCGAAGTTGGCGTAAGCGCCTTGCGCCTCCTACGCGACGCGGTTGTGATCCGTACCGAGGGCGTCGATAAGGTGGGGCTGAGACTCATCAACGGCGAGGAGTTTCACATTGGCATCCTTCGCCACGACGGCGCCTACGCGGCGCTTCGCCGCGCGGGGCGGTACTTCCGGCCCGATCCACCGCCCTCCGTGGACGACGCGGCGATTGATTTCGACTTCAGCGCACTCCTGCGCAGTGCCGACAATCCCTACGAAATCAGCTTTAAGTTTGCGCCGGATGAGCTGTTCCGCGACCGAACCTCAATCCTGATCGGGCGGAATGGAGCCGGCAAGACGCAGCTTCTTAAAGCAATCGTCGACGCGCTCCATGGAGGACACCCTGAAGGGTTCGCGTCTCCTCAATTCACCCCGGCGTTTCGGCCATCCCGTGTCCTCGTCTTCTCGTCGGTGCCTACCGATCCGTTTCCGCGATCGGTGGGGGCTTGGCACGGCATCGACTACGAGTACTTCGCAGTGAACGCCTCCCGCGAGGATGGGGCGGATCCCCTGTTGCCCGCGTTGATAACTTGCAAGCGAACGCACAACGGCGTCGAGTTCGCACCCGGCCAGAACATTTCGAGGCTTGATGTGATCAAGAAGGCGCTTGACCAGATTGGACTCTGGAGACGGCTGTACCTGCCACTGCGCGCCCGCGACGCTGCAGAGCAACTTCCAGGAGTTTTGGAAATCGACGGCCAGCGCTTCTTCCTTCTGGAAACGCCTCTCAACGAGCTTAATGGACTCAGGCTTTTGCATCAGATTGACTGGCTACGGACCGCGGTCGTTTTGGACGACCAGCTAGTACCGCGCGAGCTCAGTAGCGGCGAATACGTTATGCTGCGATTCGCCGCGCAGGCGGCCGCTGCAGTTGAGAAGGGTAGCCTGCTGCTCCTCGATGAGCCGGAGACGCACCTCCATCCGAACTTTGTATCCGAGCTGATGGAAATCCTCGACAACCTTCTTCAGTCGACGAAGTCCGTGGCCATTATTGCGACGCATTCCGCCTACGTTGTTCGCGAGGCGCCCCGCCGAAGGATCAACGTCTTAACGTTGCGGAACCGAGAGATAGCCGTGGACAACCCGCGCATGCAAACTTTCGGAGCAAGCATCGATACGATTTCGCAATTTGTATTTGGTGACACTAACCTGTCGCACCAATTCCAGAAAACCCTCGAGCGTTGGGCGGATGAGGTTGGACGCGAGCTCGGCATCGATGCGATCATTGAGCTCTACGGAAAAGAACTCAACCCCGAGAGTCTCTCGTTCATTGCAAGGCGGCTTCAAGAAGCGCCGCCAGCATCAATCTGACCGATGCGCCATCTCAGCCAGCCCGCAACAGACGCGGAGGACGACGAGGTACTGCGTCGGCTCTGCACAAAGCCTGAATGGGAGGCGCACCAGACGGCTTGGTTAGCAGCCTACGCCAACTACCGACGTCACGCCGGCAATCCATTCCTTCTGCAGGCACTGAGCTTTGGTCCTGGTGTGAGTCAGCGCCAATCCAATCTCTACGACAGTCGAAAGAGTTCCGGACCACTAACGAGGATCCGTCGGAATGGGAGTCTGCGATCTTGTCCCGTCTGCGGCTCCCCCGTGATCGGCCATCTCGACCACTACCTACCGCGAAAGTGCTATCCTGAGTTTTCGATCATGCGGCTCAACCTTGTACCCGCGTGCTCGCACTGCAATTCAGACGCGAAGGGTGATACCGTTGCAGGCGTGGCGCCGGAGCGGTTCATCCATCCCTATTTCGACGACTGGGCCAGCGATGACCTTTGGACTATTGATATACTACGGCCGCTTGAGGCTGCGACGTTTCAGCCGCGTCCCGTTGACACCTTGGATCGCGAACGCGCGGCTATCGTCACCTTCCATCTCAACAACGTGCTTGGACGCCAGTTCCATCTGTCGATGGCGAACGAATGGTCGACCTATCCCCAACTGGTAGCCATCCGCAACCCGAATCAAAAAACTGTCGACGTAGTTGCGGAGGTGGGGCGCGAGCTCAGCGTCGCTATTTCCTCGAAGGGCAACAATAGCTGGTCTGCTGCCTTGTTTCGCGGCCTGTCTGATGATCTCGAAGCCCTGGAGTTCGTTCAGGCGAGAGCGATCGCAATCTTGCAAGCTGACGCAGCCCGCAAAAAATAGATCCGGATGTTGCTCAGACTCCCTCGCCCACAGTCGCAATAGATCAGCTGACCCAGCGTCCAGAACGCGCTTTGCTGGTGGCAGAAGCGTTGGCGGCCTGTCGCGCGGCCTTTGCAGCTGGTATCGGAAAAGGTGAGACGTCTCGCTCCTCCTCAATCCGCCCCGCATAGCCGCCCGTCGCCATATCCGCCCGCCGGTTCAGCTGCAGCCCGAAATGCAGCAGCCCGCACAGCGCGCCATAGGCATAGACCCGGCAGTCCAGCGCCTCATTCCGCCGCCCCGGGATCGGCTCCCACACCCTGTACCGGCTCACCCCGGACTTCACCGTGATCAGCCGCTCTGCCGTCAGCTGCTGGTACCAGCCGAGATCCCGCGTCGCCGGCACATGCATGAAGCCCGGCCCGGGCTCCTCCAGCGCCAGGCGGTTGCGGATCACGTCCTTCGCGCTGTTCACGCCCAGGATGATCGGCCGGTAACTTGCCTTGTGCGCCGGCGTCGGCCGCTTCGTCGGCCAGACCGGGTTGCGCGCGCCCTTCTGGGCGCTCTCGCCCTTGATGCCCCAGATCTTCCGGCCCAGCCGCGCCTTGCAGAAGGCGTAGACCTTCTGGGTGTGGTGGCCGCCGGTGTCGATGCAGGCGGCTTCGATCGCGAAGGGCCGGCCATCGTCGCGGTGAAAGCGCTGCAACAGATAGGCGTCCACCTGGTCCCACAGCGCATCGCTGCCGGGATCGCCCTCGAAGACCTCATAGGCGATCGACCAGGATTCCTCGTGGTGGCCCCAGCCCACCAGCTCCAGCACCACGCAGTCCTGCTGCACGTCGAGGCCGGCGGTCAGCACCGCCACCCCCTCCGGCACCACGCCGGGCCAGTTCCTGGCCCGGCGGATCAGCACATCCAGCGCCAGCGCCTTGCCGGTGTGCTGGCGGTAGGGCCTGGCGGCCTGGGTGTTCCACCAGACCTGCAGCTTCTCCTCATCGCCCTGCGCCGCCAGCCACTTCGCGGCGACGTCGGCCGGCTTGTCGCGCTGCCAGGGTGAGTAGAGTTTCGAGGCCTGGAACCCCGCATGCTGGTTCGGCACCGCCCAGGCGCCGCAGTGTCGGCAGGTGGCGCGGTAGACGGCGTAGCGCCGGCCGGCCCACCACTGCCAGGGGGCCTCCACCGCGGCTTCCGTGCCGCCCTGCTTCGGCAGGGCGCGCCAGTGGGCCTCGTAGGCGTCGAGCGGCGCCTGGCGCTCGCCGCAGCAGGTGAAGGGCCGCGTCTGGTGCCAGCGCGCCGTGGTGAGCGCGCGGAGGCGGTCGCCCTCGCTCCAGCCGGTGCCGCAGGCCTCGCAGTAGATCCGCGCCGTCTCCGGCCGGTGCACGCCCTCCGGCTTGTCCCAATGGACGTGCCGGAAGAAGTCGAGGAACTGGCGGTGGCCGCAATGCGGGCAGGCCAGGGAGGCGCGCCGCTGGTCGCTGGCGGCCTCCGCCGCCTCGATGCGGCTGCTGCCCTCCACGGTTGGCGAGCAGGCGCGCAGTGACAGCCAGTTCAGGTCGAAGCTGGCGAGGCGCTCCTCCGCGATATCGATCGGCTCGCCCTCGCGGGTGACAACGTATTTGTCGACCTCGTCGCAGAGCAGCACGCGGATGGGGCGGCGCGCCAGGTTGTCGGGCGAGCCGGCGCCGGCCAGCGCCAGGAAGCCGCCCGGGAAGCTCTTGAAGAGCAGCGTCTCCTCGGCGTTGCGCGTCTTGGCGGAGCCGACCAGGTCGCGCAGCACCGGGGTGGCGCGCACCATCGGCGTGATGCGCTCCTTGGAGAACTGCTCGGCCGCGGCCTCCTTGGGTTGGAGGAGGAGGATGGGGCAGGGGTCGAGATGGGCGAAGTAGCCGAAGACATTCTCCAGCAGCGCGGTCTTCATCAGCTGGGTGCAGACCATGGCGCTGATGGTGTGCACGCCAGGTTCGGTGACGGCCAGCATCGGCCCGCGGGCCACCTCGACGGTGGCGGTGCGCCAGCGGCCGGAGCGGGAGCCGGCGCCCTTGGCGAGCTGGCGGTAGCGGTCGGCCCATTCGGGCACGGAGATCCGCGGCGGCGGGGTCTGGCCACGGCGCCAGGCGCGGGCCAGGCGGTCAGTCGGGGTCGCCGGGTGCGCTGAAATCGGCTTCGGGCTCGCCGAGCTCCTCGAGCTGCTCGTGGACATAGCGGGTCAGGGCCTCGGAGACGCGATCCGCCTCGAGGTTGAGGTCGGCGGCCAGCAGCGGCCCGACGCGGGCCGGCCAGTTCAGCCAGGCATCGCGCGCCGTGCGGGCGCTGTTGAAGAGGACCTGCTCGGCGAGCTCGATGTCGATGACGGCGCCGGCGGCCTTGCGGGCGGTGACCATGCCCTTGAGCGCGGCGGCGGCGGCTTTGACCTTTTCGGACTGCGCGAGCTCGGGCGCGTCGCCGGCGAGGACGCGGCGGGCGAAGGCGTCGAGGTCGAGGGATTCGCCCTCGGCATCAGGCTCGGCGCGCCGGCGGCGTCGGAGGGCACCGCCCTGCGGCTGCGGCTCGAGCGCCTCGGCGGGTGCGGACAGTGCGGACAGGGGTGCGGACACTGCGGACAGGGTGTCCGCACCCGTGTCCGCACCCGCCGCGGGGTGCCGGTTGCCATGCCGCCAGCCGCTGCCGACGAGGTCGGGATTTAGCTTCCCGTTCGACAGGGCATGGAGTTTGCCCTGTTCGACGGCCCGCCGCACCAGCCGGTCACTGCACCCTTCGCGCCGCGCGAACTCCCGGATGGAGATGCCATCTCCCAGGTGTGCGGACAGGGGTGCGGACACCTTTTTTCACCCATAGCTGGGGATGGATCGGGGTGCGAAGCTTCCCGTGCGGGGGGGTGGGGGCAGGAAGGACCCAGACCGGGGGGGGCCTCCGCATGGCCCCACCCCGAGCGTCAGAGCCCTACTTCAGCAGCTGCTTGGCCAGGCTCTGCATGTCAGGCGCCAGTGTGCCCACGATGGCGTCGTGGAACTCTGAAGGCAGGACAAACCACGTCGCGATTCCTCTGGACTGAGGATTGCCCGCCGGACGCTCCTCGGTCCCGTTCCAGCGCATGGCCAGACGCCTCTTCTTGTCCCACTCGCCAATCGCCAGGGACCAACAGACCTCCACGTGATCAGACTGACCGTGGTCAATGAGGACCTGGACGAGCGTCCAGTTTGCGCGCGGGGCGCGGACTTCGTTGGCCGGGATGTAGGGCATCGCTTCGTCTCCATAGTGACTGCACACCATGGTTATCACCAAGCGTCATTGGTATGATAGCACCAATATTAACACCAATGATCGCGTTTGCGTGATATCTGCCGAGAGCCTCCCTCATTACGAGGCCTACGTTCGGGCCGTCGCTAGGGCCTTGGCGAGTGCCTGGCGGAAGGCCGGCGTCATGGTGGCGCGGGCCACCTTGATCGCGCGGTCCCGGAAGCCGAAGCGTGGCTTGTAGCGGGCCTGGCCGATGAACAGCGCGAGCGGTTGCAGCGCGCCACTGGCCAGGCGTCGAAAGAAGCCGCCGACACCGGATGGCGTCTTGCCGACGAAGACATCCTTGCGACGTTGCAGCGCGGCGAGGCCTCGGCGCGGGATGTTGCCGAAGGCGTTGCGCGCGATGGCCTTGGGCATGATCAGCGCCTGACCCTTGCCGGTGCCGCCATGCTTCGAGCGCTCCGGCTGGCGCGTGCCGCCCGTCTCCTGAAGCTGCAGGTATTCGGCCTGGCGGTCCTTCACGAAGACCCGCGCGACCAGGTTGTTCTTCCGGGCCGGCGTGACCGCGATGCTGTTGCGGGTGAAGGGCGTGGGCCTGTCGAAGATGCTGGGCAGCGCGCGACGGTTTGCCACCGCGGCGGCCTGCGCCATGTCCGTCAGCGCGCGGGCCGTGGCGAAGGGCAGCTGGTTGCGGGCCAGGTCATCCAGTCGGCGCGTCAGCGGGCGGAAGTCCGCCTGCACCTTCGCGTCCATGGCGCGCTACTGCACGGTCAGGGTGGTGTAGCCCTTGCGGCCCTTCTTGCCGGGGATGATCTGGCCGATCATCGCCCTGGTGATGACCACGTTCTCCGTCGCCGGCGTGCTGGCGTGGGAGCTGCGCGTCAGCACGCGATTGCCGGCGATGACGCTTTCATGCGGCCCCATGGCGTGCAGCAGCGTGACCTTCAGCGCCTCGTTCTCCGCCGTCAGGCGATCGATCTCCGCCTTGTTCACCGCATAGGTGCCGGCATCGGCGATGACCTTGCGGTCGAGGATCTGCGGCCGCGTCACCGGCGGTGCGGCCGCGGTGGCCTTGCTGCGGGCGGTCGACTTCCTGGGGGTCGGCATCAGCTCTGGTTCCCTTGATTCATCAGGCGCTTCACCTGCGATGCGTGCCAGACCTCCCCACCAGAGGGAGGCCGAACGCCGCGGGCGGTGAGCGCTGCAGCGATATCTCGGAGCGATGTGGCGCCCGCCTTCCTGGCGGCTTCGATGTAGGGCCATACGTCGCGGTGATACGCTGCAGCGCGTTCGGTCTGCGCCGTCCGGCCGGCGCGGGATGTGGCGGTGTCAAAGCCGCGGACGATGCGCGGCCCACCGAGCTTGGCGCCGCGCGCCTTCGCCGCGGCGAGCGCCGCCTTAGTGCGCTGGCTGATCAGCCCGGCCTCGAGCTCGGCGACGGCGGCGAGCAGGGTCAACAGAAACTTGCCGGTCGGACCCGGTGGGATCTGCGGCAGGTCGCAGAAGGCGACGCCGGCATCGCCGACACCCTCGACGACGGAGAGCAGGAAGCGCGCGTTGCGCGCCAGGCGGTCGAGCTTCGCGATGACCAGCACCGCGCGTCGGGCGCGACAGGCGGCAAGGGCGGCGGCGAGCTGCGGCCGATCCACCCGCTTGCCGCTTTCCACCTCCTCGAACTCCGCGACCAGGCGGCCGAGGGGGTTGGAAGCGACAAAGGTGGCCACCGCGGCCTTCTGAGCTTCCAGCCCCAGGCCGCTGCGGCCCTGCTGGTCGGTCGAGACGCGGTAGTAGGCGATGAAGAGCGGTCCGCCGGCCGGGCCCTGTGCGGGCGCCCTGAGCCGGGGACGGGGCATTCTACGGGTGTTCCATCCGCAAACGAGCGTTGACTAGGTTGGTACAGATGAACGGCTCAGCGGGTGAGTCCGGCCGTCCCGCCTCGAAGGGAAGGTTTGACAAAACGGAACACCCGCCCGCCCTCCGCTGCCGTGTCACAGACCCATACGGACGTTTGACGGGATGTTATTGCGCGCCGGCCTGCCCGCAGTGGCGTCTGGAAACGACGAAGCCCCCGAACCAGGTTGGCCGAGGGCTTCTGCGGGGTGGGCCGGCCGCGCGTGGGGCGTGCCGGCCCTTCGCGGGCATTGTGGCGCTTCCGCTACCGTAGAAGCCGCCACGTGATCAAGCAAAAAATACATAGCGTGCATGTTTTCCGGGCGCGACCAACCCTGCAGCAGTGCGGAGTGATCCTCCTGCGCTCAGCAGCATGTTTTGGCCTCAAACCTGAAGCAAGACCTAGTTTGTGTCGCTTGAGCTTCACGAGGCTTGCCTCGGGGCCATTTCATCGGACTCTCCGATCTCGGGCCGTTGCGCGACTTGCCGTTGAAGCCATTATCGACTGTGCACATCACCCTCCAGCAACGAAAGCCCTTCGAGTACCCTAGCCAACCGTCATGCTCAGGCAGACTGTGACATGGTTGCGCGCCTCGAACTGCCTTGTAGTGTGGGAGGTACATTGGCACCTCCGTTATGAGCTAAGCCTCGGCAAAGGTTGAGATATGGCGCGATGGTTTAATGTTGGTTTTTGGTTGGTTTTGTGTTGCGTGGTGGGGGGCGCGTTATTTTTTCGCGCTTCAATCGTGGAACTTGAGCCCACTTTGGCACGATTAGCTTTGACCGGTATAGTTGCTTTCACCGCTTTCCAGATAGTCGCTTTCTACACCTGGAGCCATGCGGCCATATGGAGGTCAGTCGACTATTTATGGGTCGGCTGCGCAACCGTCGCCGTAATCATGCAGTCTATGAGTCTTTTAGTGCTGCAGAGCGAGCGGTCGATGCGGGAGTACACCATTTCTGCGTCGACGCAAATATCAGACATCCTCCAAAGATTGGGGGCCACAAAGAGTGCTTGTGAGAGAATCCAGGAAATTCCTTTTGTGGCAAGAAGCTATGTGTCCGTCTTTGATGTGGTGCGGGCTAATATAAATCGAGCAGATCTGGAGCGCTATTTTGCCGAAGCTAATAGAATTTCTGGGTTTGCCTCTGAGCGGCAGGCGGATTGCGGCACATTCTCCTCCACGCACGACATTCTTAGCCGGCAAATAATTAATCAATCCTGGATAGAATCATTTATTTATTCAAATGCCGTTTTAAACGCGGAGTATGTTGGTGGGCTATCCCTAACGGAGCGAAGGCATATAGGCATCTCGGACTTGGTGGAAATAACCTGCAAGACCGAGATAGTAGCCTACAGGGAACCTGATGCTGATGTCACTCCTAACGAGTTGGATTGGCTCATGGGAACTTTGCGCACCCTCCAGCTGGAGCGTGTATCTATGTGTCTTTCTACAATGTCTGCCCAAGATAGCATCTTGAAGTATGCTGAACTACAGAAAATTACTAATTCTTCACAGTTCCGCGCGATATCTCGTGCATCAGGCAACATGGGAGTTTGGTATCTAATTGTCATGGTTTTTGCTTCGATGCGCCTGGGTCGTGTTACTGTTGACGTTCGTCAGGTGCTCATGCAAAATAAAAAATAGGTCTATTTCTTTTTGGCTCATCTGGAAAATCTGATTTACGCTGATGGCCATGCGGCCAGCCGCCGGCGCATGATGGATCCTGGCCGTGCGGACGAGGGCGCCCGCGGTAAGCGCATCAAGGGCATGCTGCTCGCGGTGATCGTGCCCGCGCCAGCATTCAGGCACGGACGGTGCCGACCGCGGCTGGTCAGAGCTACGAGGCTGTTCCCCTTCACCGAGCGGACCATCAGCGACGCGGGCCATCATGGCCGAAGATGGTCCCCGCCGTCGCCCGCACCGGCACGTGCAAGATTGAAATCGTGCGCTGCTATGACTGCCACCGCTTCGTCGTGCTGCCGAAGCGATGGATGGTCGAGCGAACATTGCACGGATCAACTGTAACTGCCTGCTCGCCCGCGACTTCTAGCGGCGTTTCCGCTTCGCCGCCGCCCTCGTTTGTATGGCCGGAATCCGCATAATGTTCCGCCACATCACACCAAAGGCATCAACAAGAACTTAAACTTCTTTTGTCCGACCTGGTCTTCAGCGAGCCGTTCGGCGTTAGCGCCTTTATCGCGCCAAGCTCCCAGGTCCCTCCCGCTCCTCCCGCCACACCCGCGCCCACTCCGCCCCGCCGCATTGCTGCGCGTACAGCGCCATCACGATCCAGCTGATGCCCTCCGCATGCCACCGCTGCACCGCCCGGTAGTCCCAGCCGAACATCGTCCCGATCGACCGCCAGCTGTGCCGGTGCCGCCCCGTGATTGGGCTGGTCAGCGCCCGCAGCAGCAGGATCCGCCGGTGGTTGATCCGGTCCTCCGGCACCAGCTTCATCCAGCCAAAGGCCTCGTCCATGCGCGTCACTTTTCGGGCGCTCGGCACCGGCGCCCTGATGGTGATGGGGCCGTAGCCATAGGCCTCCGCTGCATTCACCAGCACCTCCGGCCAGTTGCTGCGATAGCCGGCCGGCAGGCAGCCCTTGGAGGGTAGGGCCAGCAGCGTCGCCCCTGCCTCCTCCAGCCGGTACTGCACCACCTCGGCATCATAGATCGGCTCCTGCGGCCGGGCGGCCGCCAGGTGCTGGACGCGGGTCATGTTCATGGGGCGCCTCCAAGCGCGCGCGGGCGCCGGCGGAGGGTCCGCGGCGCCGAATGTCAGAACGGATGGGCGTGCCCGGGCAGGGGCACCGCGCAATGGCGGGGCGCGGGCCTCCACCGGTGTGGTGGCGGAGGCGCGCAGGTGCCCTAGGCTATCCGAAGACCTACCCCAGAACCTGCCACGTGATCCACGGGCTTTCGGGGTCTCGTCGGGGTCGAAGAGGTGATGCAGGGGGCCTCAAGGCGGCGGGCCCCCGCCCGGCGCCAGAATGAGAACTATCACAGAACGCAGAGGCGTGAGCAGCCCTTTCCGAGGCTAACCGACGTGGCAGCAACAGACCGGATCAGCGCGCCTTCACCTTCCCATCCCGCTCGAAGTAGTCATCCAGCGCGGTCTTCACGAGGCGCGCGATGATCTCCCCCCGCGACTTCTCCGGCGTCGTCTCACCCCAGTAGAAGCTGACGTCGTCCTCCATGCGGTCGTCGAACACCGCGAGCAACTGGCCGATCACCGCCTGGCGGTCCAGATCCACCACGGAGCCGCGGCGGTAGCGTTCCATCCGCCGCTCCGTCTCCTGGTCGAAGCGATGTTCCACCGCCTCGGCGACCGGCTCCGGCGGTCCCGGGTCCGGCGGCTCCGGCAGCGGCAGTTGCGTGGGCCAGGCGCCGGTCGGTGGGGCGGAACTGGGGCCAGCCACCGGGCGCACCGCCTGGCTGCCCCGGCGCACCAGCATTTCCAACGCCTCAGCATTGGTCAGGCCTGGGGCGTGGCGCAGCCGCCACGCCTCCACCGTCTCGGTCACCACGGCGTCGAGAACCGTCTCCAAGGCCGTTCCCGCCTGTCGGCGCAGGCCGAGGGCGACCAGTCGGCGGATGGCCTCGGCCTCCGTCCCGGCACCTGTCGCGTGCCGAAAGGCGGCGACCTCGGCCAGCATGCCCTCCTCGAAGGACAGGATTTTGCGGATCGGATAGGCGGCGGGACGGCCCATTTCTTATATCATTCCCGACTTTGGCGGCATGAGACGCCTAAAAATGATGTCGACTTATATCACAAAACGCGGGTGAATGATGTACCGAATTCGACGTGGTGGCGGGCTTGCAGCGAGGATCATCAGCCCGGCCGTGGGGAGGAGTAGGCCGAAAGTCTAGGTATTACCGTAATACGGTGGGAAGAGTCCGAAGGGGAGGGGGGTTGCGCCCTGCGCCTTTGCGCCCTGAGTTTCTTATATCATTATTATATCAATGATGTCGAAAACAAAAGGCGCAAAGGCGCAGGGCGCAAGGGGGTTCCCCTTATTCTCTCACACCCCCCGTGTCCCCTTCAGGACCCCTTCAGGACCCCCTGCCGGGGCCCCTGATAGACCTCCCAGGCCTCCCGGCTCGGCTTGCCATCCACCTCCGCGCCCGAGGGCAGCCGCCGCGCCCAGCCGTGCTTCTCCAGCACCGCGACCACCTTCGCCGCGCTGTCCCGGTCCCGCAGGAAGGTCGGTCCCTCCCGGTACACCGTCTTCAGCGTGAACCGCTGGACGTGCTTCTCCTGCAGCCAGGCCAGCAGCACTTCCGCCGCCGTCAGGTCCTGGTTCGACTGGCCATTCTCGACAAGCCGCAGCGCCTCCTGCGCGTAGTGCCGCGCCAGCGTCGCCCCGGCCTCCATCATCGCCGCGCTGATGCCGATCGCATCCGCGTCCTCGAACACCGCCAGCACCGCCGCCAGCCGCGCCGCATGCTCCGCCAGCTTGCTGCCAAAGGGCCGGATCGCGTCGTACTCGGCCCCGGGCTTCAGCTTCACCTCCACCTCGTCGTGAAAGCGGATCCAGGCCGCCCGCGCCTCCGGGTCCAGATGCAGCCCGCGCGGCGTCAGCTCATTCTCCGCCTCGCCATGCGCCGCCGGCCGCCGCAGCACCGACAGCATCGTTCGGCTGTAGGCCTGCAAGGCCAGCTCCACCTCCACCGGCGTCTCACGCCACAGCCGCGAGCCCGCCGTGGTGGGCGGCACCACCACCAGGAAGCGCGCCAGCGTGCCGAGATCCGACAGGGTGCGGTCCGTCATCAACTGCTCGATCACACCAGGCTGCACCATGATGTGCACGCAGAGCCGCTTGCCCGGCATCCGATGCGCGCCATCTCCCGAGCGGAAGCGGTTCAGCGTCGCGCCGTCCCACAGCAGGTTCAGCGTCGCGCCCGCCTTCATGCGATTCTCGTCGGACATCATGTGCCCGCCGATGATCTTCCCGCCCTCCGCCGTGAACATGCCGATGCTCGGCCGGCCCTTGTCGGCGAAGTAGCGCTCGATGCCCTCGACGGTCAGGTTGTCCGCTAGGATGATCGGCAGCATCGGCGGCTGCGGCGGGTCGCCCAGTTGCTCCAGCGCCGTCTCCAGCCGGTCCCGATCGCCGCGATTGGCCTTGTCCTTCAGCGCCGCTTCCTTCGCCGCGCCATAGGCTTCCATCCCCAGCGCATAGGTGAGCTTCTCGCTGCGGTACTCCTCCGCCAGTTCCGCCTCCCACTGCCGCACCGGCGCCACCGCCAGTTCGTCCACCGCGCTCTTGCGCTCGCCGGACATCGCCGTGCTGATGCAAAACAGGCTGACCGGCTTGGTGCTGCCCATCGGCAGCACGACGTTGACGTGCTGCTGCACCGCCAGCGAGGCGGCGGCGATGACGGACTGCGCGCACATCGCCACCGGCGCTTGGGTGCGCCACTGGATGGCCTCGACCGCGTCGCGCATCGTCGCCGGCAGGCAGGTCAGCGGGAATTCCAGCGGTGGCCGGGTGTCACGCCGCAGCGGCAGGGGCTCCTCATTCGGCAGGGGGATGTGGTCAGGCACCAGCCGGCCGGCGCGGTCCCAGATCTGCTCAAAATAGTCCTCGCGCCCATCCGCCAGGCGCTCGGCGCCGGCGCCCAGCTCCCAGCCGATCAGCGCCTCACGCATCTCGTCGAAGTTGAAGCCGGCGCGTTTCAGCGCTGAGCCCAGTGCCTGGTCGCGCTGTTCGCGGCGCTGGCCGGCGAGCTTGCTGAAGTCGCCGTCGACCAGCCGCTGCAATGACGGACTGTGCGGGGCGATGGCGCGGATGCGGTCCCAGATGCCCAGCGGCGGCCGCCAGTCCGGCGTGGCGTCGACCAGCCGCAGCAGCTCCTCTCCATCGCCACCGGCGTCCAGCCATTGCTCGGCATCGCCCTTCTCCGGCAGGCCGGGCAGGTGGACGATGCGGATGCGCGCGGCGACGCCATGCAGGGCGCTGGCCACCAACTCGGCATGGGCGGCGCCGGGCTTGTCATTGTCCGGCAGGATGACGACGTCGCGGCCCTCGAACCACGGGGTCAGGCTGTCCTGCCATTTGCCGGCGCCCATCGGGTTGCAGGTTGCCGGGCCGATCGCGGCCGCGACCAGCAGGTCGGCGGCCTTCTCGCCCTCCGTCACGAAGACCAGGCCGGCAGCATGCGCCATATCCGGCAGGCGGTAGGGCACGAAGTCGATGCCAGAGACGCCGGGTGTCCAGCCGCCGACGCCGTTGGCACGCTCCTGCCGATAGGTCTTGTTCGCGGGGTCGCCACCGGGGTGGAAGCGCAGCACGCGCATCACCGGGCGGCCATCCGCCTGCCGATAGACCCATTCGGCCACCGGCTTACCAAGCTTCGGCACAGGCTTGTCGGTGCGGATCGGCGCCGCGGAGGGCTTCAGCCGGGGGGCGGGGCCATCGGCATGCGTCGGTGCGGGGATGCCGCCATCGACATGCTGGCGCAGCCATTCGATCGCGGCGCCATTCACCAGACCAGTCTCACGCCGGATCAGATCCAGCACGCCACCGCCCTGCTTCGCCTCATGGTCGTAGAAGGTGCCGCGCTCCGGCCCACCGACATTGACCGCCAGACTGCCATGCCTGCCAAAGCGCAGCTGGTCGCGCTTAGACAACGCCTTGTTCGGCTCCCCCAGCAGCTGCCGCGCCACTTCCCGGATGTAGGTCTTGAAGTCGATGTCGCCGCGCTCGCCGCGCCGCCCCCTGCCGGTTTGGGTGCGATCGCTCATGGCAGTCTCCGAGGTGTTCGAGCCAGGCAAGAGACACGCGAGCGCAGGCGGCCCGCGCGTAAGGTGGTAGGGCGAGAGAGCGGGTCAGGCCGGCTCATCGTCGCCCCCTGCGTGGGGACAAGCGCCCGCCGCCATCCCCGCCCAGCGGGCGACGGTCGGCGGGCGCTCCCTCACCCTTCACCGCGGGGGCGGCGGGCGAGCTGACAGCGGCTTCTGCCGCAACGGTGACGCGCGCGAGCTTTGCGGCCAGGCGCATGGCCACGGCGCCAATCGCATCGGCCTCGGCCTGGCTCATCTCGCCATCGGCCAGGGCCTCGCAGAGCGCGGCGGGCACCTCACCGGCGGCGCGCGCGAAGGCCGCGACCTCGGCCGCCAGGGTTGCGCCATCGCGCGCCCGCTCCGGAACCAGCCGATGGCCGGTCAGCCGTGCCTGTTCGATCGTGACGATGGGCTCGCCAGCGATGCGTTCGAGCTGCGTCACCACGTCGATTGGCGGGAAGGTGCCGAGGTCGTTCAGGTCGTAGTAGCGCGCGAGCTGGGAGGTGGAGACGCGGACGCAGGCCGAGGCCGCGACCAACCCGCCCACCGCGGCGATCAGCCGTCGGAAGGCGGTTTTCAGCGCGCGGAGATCTTCCTCCGCCAGCTGGGTGGCCGTCATCGCCGCGGCCCCCATCCGAACGGAACGGTTCCCGCTGCGCGGCCAGCGCGCGCGACGCAGAGTGGGGGCATGGCGAACCGCATCAGCCTTGCCCCATCGCCGCCGGACGGCGCGGCACGCGCTGCACGGGCGGCGCCGCCTGGTAGAAATCCGCCGGTGAGACGGCGCCGCCCGTCACCGACATGATTCGGCGCATCACCGCGGCGCGCGGAATTCGCTGGCCATGCAGGTAGCGATGCACCGATCGGGCATCATGAAGGCCGAGCTCGCGGGCGAGTTCGGCGAGGGTCCATCCCCGGCCTTGCCGGAATTCTTCGAGCGTCATGGCCGCAGAATGGCCACGATGGCCACAAACAGCAAGGCCATATTGGCTACAGACGGCCTCGCCGCTTCTGGCCATAATGGCCAGATGACAAGCCGACTCCAGGAAGTCCTCGACATTCGGGGCATGAAAGCCGCTGATCTGGCTCGGCTGACCGAGACGCAGCCGAGCACCCTCAGCAAGCTGACCACAGGGAAGCGGCAACTGTCCCGGGACTGGGCGGTGAAGCTGGCGCCGCATCTCGGCGTGGATCCCATGGCGCTGCTGGCGGAGCCGGGCACGCCCGTGACCGGCGATGCGACGGAAAGCCTGCTGGTGCAGCCACGGCCGCCCAGCACCCGGCCAGTTCCGCCCGGCCATGTGCTGATCCGCGAATACCAGGCGGAGGCCGCGGCCGGTGAAGGCGGCGTCGTGATTCTGGACCATACCGCGCCCATCGTCGGCGAATGGGTCATGCCGCGTGATGCGCTGCCGCCGGAGCATCGCGGTTCCACCGTGGTGGTCATGCGCGTGGTCGGCGACAGCATGACGCCGCTGCTGCGCCCAAACGACCGGGTCATGGTGGATATCGGCCATAACCACGTTGGCGCCGACGGCACCTACCTGGCCTGGAATGGGCTGGTGCAGGTGTTCAAGAGGCTGCAGGTGCTGCCCGGCACGCCGCCTATGGTGCGGTTTTCCAGCGAGAATCCGGCCTACACGCCCTATCAGCTGCCGCTGGATGAGGTGCGGGTGCTGGGCCGGGTGCTGGGGAAGTGGACTTGGCTATGACACCGTTATGGCCACAATGGCCTTGACGACCATCCATTAGTGGCCAAACTGGCCCTTCTCTGTCCGAGGAGGAGCCTATGAGCGTGAACAGGAGTGGCCACGGCAGTCTCAGCCCGCGGTCACGCAACGACCAGCGGCGTGAGTTGGACCGCCACCTGATCGTCGACCGCAGCGGCGACCGGGTGCACCTTTCCCTGAACGGCGTGATCGAGATCCTGACCCCCGACGAGGCAATCCGCCTCGGCCAGGCCATCGTTTCCGCCGGCCGCGTCGCCGCCACCAAGGGCGGCAGGGCGGGCACATGATCAGCGCGCGTCTGATCGCCACCATTCGCCTCGCCCGCGAAGCCAATCTGCGGCAGCCGCACCTGTTCCCCGCCGCGCTGGATGCCATTGGCGACCAGGTGGACCGCTTCCTGGATCTGGAAGGCCCGCAGCTTGCGACGCTGCGCGAGGCGGGGAGGGTGATGGCCCAGCTGCTGAATCTCGCGGCCGCGCCCGGCGCGGATCGGCCGCTGCTGCTGGACCAGATCATGGCGCTCGCGCTTCAGATTCAGCAGTTGGAGCGCGTGCTGCGGGTGCAGGTTCTGCCGCGCCACCATCTGCCGCAGCTGCTGCCCGGCCTGCTGCGCAACACCCCGTTCACCGTCATTCAGGGAGGGCTGCGATGAGCAGGCCGAATCACGACATCACCGGCTGCACCGGCGAGGAAGGCACCTGCGGCCCTTGCACGGCGCGACACGCCTTGATGGCGGCGCGCAGCGAGACGACGAACCTGATGATCTCCACGGTGGAGGTGCTGGACGCCGTGGTGCGGCCGACCAATGCGGATTACGTGCTGTTCTGCGCCCGCATGCTGGAGCATCTGATTCGCCAGTCCCCCGGCGGGCTGGGCGGCGCGCGCGCCGCGATGTTCCTGGCCGAGCAGAATGCGAAACTGCCGGAGGGGAGGCGCTTCGATGCCTGATGCCGCAACGGATGTTCCCGAGGGCCCCGTGCCGCCGCCCATCGATCCCTGGGTGGGCATTGCCCGGGTGCAGCAGGAGGTTGGGCTCAGCCGATCCACCATCTATCGCCGCATGTCCGAGGGCGGCTTTCCGCGGCCGCGCGAGCTGGGTGGCGGTGTGGTGCGCTGGGTGCTGTCGGAGATCCATGCCTGGAAGGCTTCGCGGCCCGAGGCGCCGCCCGGTGGACACCCACTTCAAGCTCGGCGCGGACGGCCGCCCAAGGCGCTGTAGCCGGCGCCCTTGACCCTGCCCGCCCTGATCGGGCAGGGTCCGCCTCGGAGCCTGAAAATCTCCGAAGACTGGCGGTTCGCCCCGAAACGGCGCTGCATCCAGACGCAGCTTTCGTCCCTCCGGGGGGCGCATGGGTATGTCCGAAGGCGCCGCGTGAGCGGAAGCCCAAAGCCATGCGTGCCCGACCAGTCCGGGTTTTCAGCCCCCGGAGGGCCACAGCCTGAAATCTGTGCGCGCTTCGGCCATCGCTGGACTGGAGCAACGGCATGCATAACGCTGATCGGGAAGGCGCGCCCTTTCCCCAACCCGACCTCTTCACCCGCGCCATCCAGGGCCTTCCGCTGCCAATGAAGCACCCCGACGCGGCGGTGCTGATCATCTGCGAGGAGTGGCACCGCCTTCAGGCCGAACAGGCGCGCCTCGAGCGCGTGAAGGCCACGAGCAAGCGCGAGCGGCGCGTGCTGAAACAGGCGAAGGCCGAGGTCGCCGAACGCCTCCTCACCGCCGAAGACTTCGCCGCCGGCCTGGTGGCCCATACGCCCGCCGGATGGCTGGCCAAGGCGAAGCTGGCCTTCGCCATCTCGGCGTGCCTGCCGCCCGAGGAGACACCGGAGAAGAGCGACTTCCCGCCGCCGGTGCTGATCGCTTGGTCGTTGGTGGAGGACCTGCGGCGGGGGTTGGGGGGAGACTGATAGGAGACGCAGCGCGGGCCGATGTTTCAGTTCTGCTTCATCGTCTGAAATGCCTGGAAGAAAAAATGCGGCGGAACTGGAAGTCTGTGATGCCGACACGCGAGGAGCACGAGCGGCCAGAAGTCCGCCTTGATGGCCGAGAGCTCGAAGAACGGCGTCTCTGGAACACACTCGCGTCTAACGTGATCCAGCAAGCCTGGTCCATCACCAGTCAGAGGTATGTCAAGGAGGGCAGCGCCGTGGTCATTGCCTCCTCGACAGAGGCCAACTTCTGAGTCCTCATCAGGCAGCCAGAGTTGAGCCGTGCAATGCTCCAGAATGTCCTTCTTCAGTGAGGCAACTGTCTCCAGCGTCTTGGTGTCGCCAAGGCTTGCTGCCCAAAGCGACAGGACGGGGAGCAACACACTGCCCGCGGTAACCTTCTTGAGATACCCATCGTCGTCCGCGCGAGGATGATGGGCAAGCTCCCTGTAACTGCGAAGCGTGCATGGAAATCGCCCTCCAAAACGGTAGGCGAAGTCCGAACGCTGGGCGATCTCGCCTATCCAAAGTTGAAGTTGCTGCTTTCGCCCTCCGCTCGCAGTGAGAAATAGAAAGCCAAGAGATAAATCAATGACCTGCGCATCCGTCACAGGCGTTAACAGTGCTGGATTGTTAACAACAAGCTCGACCAGATGGTTTGCCAGATTTTGAATTCTGAGATCTGTAGAGCAACCATCAAAGAGCGCCGAGAGATCGCGGGATCGCCCGTCTCCCCACACCCGCCACAGGCCATGAAGAGCTAAGCGCCCCATGATGTCGAAAAGCTTGAGGTTTATGTCGAGTGGAGAGGCGGTATGAATGGCAGCAGAGATTGCATAAATCCCAGAAGAATGCGGCAGTATTTTTTTGCCAATAATCTCATCCCAGATTTGAAAATGAAGGTCGACCAGGGTCACCAGGACCAGACCCATATCCTCCGCTGACCTGTTTCCTGACGAAAGAACCTCGTTACCAAACTCCCACAACTTCAAGATGGCATATTCGCTGGCTCGATAGGAGCTTTCGAGATTACCCTGCTCGCGAGACCAAGAAAATAGCATCCACAAGCTAATCGTTATCTGTCGTGCGACAGTTAGGCGCTTGGAGAGAGGACCCGAAATTGCCTCATCGGTAAGCGCGCGAACCAACCGGGAAAAATGCGCGAAGGAAGCATCAGCCTCGTCAGACAACGCGATTGCTTTTCGTAGGCTCGAGCGCATCGAGGGGGACAAAAGCCCTTCTCGTAAGAGGCCGTCCTCCAGTAGCCCCGCAATGCGATCTCCATTCCAGACGGCAAAAGTAATTTTATCGGTAGTTTTAGTCCGCATATACGTATTGAATGTCTCGTGAGCGGCCTCGCTAACTTCCCCGCCAAAGCAGGGGCATATAACGATATTTTTTTCCCGATGCTCGGGAGGAAGATGGTTGGGAATATAGGCGTCCAATATTTCATCGAGCGACGGACGCAAAGCCTGATCGCTATTGCCGTTCCATTCAGAACGAGTGAGATCCCCTCTTTTGATTGAAAAGAGATAGATCCGATCGTCAGACCCCGGACCGACCGCCGCGACATCAACACCGAACTGCCTGGTGCCTCGGGATGGACGGGAAAATACCGTGTAACCCAGTTCTGAAATTAATTCAGGCAGCATTGCGTCTAGCTCGCCGCGCTCTCTAAGAGATGCCAGATACTCCCGAATTACAGGCTTCATTGTGGCGCCTTCTCAGCACGGAATACTCGCAGTGAGTAGTCGAGACCAAAGGGATCGTAGGTCCAACCCATGGGATTGGCGGTCGAAACGCTGATAGATGCAAGGCGGCTATCCATCCGACGGCTGCTACCATCCACAGATGGCGCATATGAAACCGCTCGTTTCCCGTACAATAGGGTCTGGCGGTGAAAAAGGCTCATTAGTGAAGAGGAGCTTCCTTCAGCATTCTCACTTGCTTCGGCCAGCAGATCTGCTTGACGCTGGCTGTCGACAGCCTTGTCACGATCACTCGGCTGCAATTCAGGAACGAAGCCCACGTCTTCCAGTGCCCTGAGATATAAATCATGCTTGATGAGCGTGGCTTCTAGAACCGTCCTCGCTCCGGGTGGAAGGTTAGGAAGGGTAGAATCAAGATACGATCTTGTTGCGATTGGGTAGTTTACCAGCAGAGGGTCAAATAGCAGATCAGCAAGCTTCTCCCTTGCCGCATCGCCTGCCTCCGCGAGCAGGCAAACCACGAATGAAGCTGGCGCGGTCTCGTGCGGCATCAACCAGCCAATTGCTTTCCGTGCCAAATAAAGCGTGCGCGCATCGGACCATGCTCCGTTTTGGGGGCTGAAGTTGAAAACAAGCTTTCGATCTGGAGCGTAGTTTATGAGCCTTCTGGCAGCGGAGCACAGGGCGCCGTCTCCGGAGCCTAGCCAGCGGCATATGACCTCCGGCAATAAGTGTTGATCATTTGACCCGGCCAAATATCGAAGGCTCGAAGAAAGGTCGGCCTTCGGAAATTCATTTGCATTATTTCCGATCAATGCATCAAGACATTCCAGTGCCTGCTCCTTGCATGGTCTTTGAAGAAGCATGTAAATCGCAGTATCGACCGCCGTCACAGCTTGCGGTTCGCCGAGATTAATTATCTGAACTGCCTTTAACAGTGAAGGCGTCATTTCTCCTAGAATTTTGGACCGCGCTAGTATATTGCAACACTCGATGAGTAACTCCGTGCGACGGCTTTCAATCGCCTTCTCAATGATACATGACACTTGAAGGTTCAATCGGCCGGCACATCGACGCGCTAGCTCGAGAGCCGCCCTAAATGCTTCCGCCCTCGCGCTGATTAGAACGCCCTCGTCGCCCGCTATCTCAGCCAGGGTAGCCAACGCGGTCTGGATAGCGTCGTTATCATCCACGGACATCATTGCCATTGCACGGAACCCAGGCGTCCGGGAACGGCGAACGCCCTGAGCGAAATCGATCGCTAAAGGCAAGTGCATGGTTGGATTATTCTGCAAGCTGACGATGAGCGCGCTGGTCAGAAACGTTTCAGGGACACTTAAGTCGGCTTCCAGTTCGAGTACCTCGCAACATCGTGTTTCGTCGAGAGAGCACCAGTCGTGGAACGCCTCGATGAATGTGTATTCCCAAATTCCGGTGCCAAGCTTTACCAACGCGTCGATTATTGCTCCTGCATTGTCATTCAGAAGCGGCAGTAAATTGCGATAAATTTGCGACCACGATGCGTAATCGAGGCGCCACTCTTCCGTTTCAGAGGGCCTGTGAATGATGCTGAGAACGTTGAGTTCTCGTGCGCCATGCAGTTGTGCCATGCAGCTAATGGCATGCTCTCGTTGCTCGGCGGTAATTTCTGAGCTTGTTAGCCAGACCATAAGTTGGCCGGTCGCCGCACGGTTGAGTATCTCAGTTTTGAGAAGGTCGTTCACGGCCTCGCCTACCTTCGAGCTTTGTCTTCACATGTACAGCGCTAGGCCCTGCCCTGTATCTGATCATTTGAGAATGGCTATGAGCCGCCAGCGTTCGGAAGCGAAGGCCGGCAGAACCCCAGTGCAGTCCCAGCAAGGTCGGTGGCCAGACTGGTTCGCTCAGGAAGAACGCCGCGGCCCCTCCACAACCTCAGCCGCCGCAGGCAGCCCGTCCAGCAGCAGCCCAGCCCACTCCTCCGCCAACTCCCGCCGCCGCTCCAGATGCCGCGCGCGGTTGTATGCTGCCTCCACCCTGTCCTTCGGCGCATGCGCCAGCATCAGGTCGATCACCGCACGGTCGAGCCGATGCCGCTCATTCATCACGGAGGAGAAGGCCGCCCGCCACCCATGCGGCACATGCTGTCCATGATAGCCGGCCCGGTTCAGCAGATAGCCGATTGCATTGTTGCTGATCGCCCTGCGCGTAGTCCGCGCGCTGGGGAACAGGATGCCGGAGGGGCCAATGAAGCGCAGCAGCGCCCGCACCACCTCCACTGCCTGCGGCGCCAGCGGCACCACGTGGTCGCCCGTCTTCACCTTCATTCGCGACGCTGGCACACGCCAGACCGGGGCAGGGCCGTCCAGGTCCTCAATCTCTGGCAGGCGGGCACCCAGCAGCTCCTGCCCGGGCCGCACGACGGTCAGGGCCAGAAAGCGCAGTGCCAGCTTGGTCACCGGCTGCGCCGGCATCTTGTCCGCATCGCGCAGCATCTGCCGTAGACGGTCGATATCCGTGATCGCCGGCTGGCGGCCTCGCACCACGGGCTTCAGCAGCCGTTGCACCGACGCCGCAGGATCCGAAGTGGTCCAGCCATGCGCCACCGCATGCTGGAACACCGCGCTCATGCGCTGCCGAATCCGATGCGCCGTCTCGATCGCACCGCGCCGCTCCACATCCCGCAGCACCACCAGCACCATGGGCGGCGTGATCTCGCTGAGGGGCAGGCGGCCCAGGGCAGGGAAGACGGAGGTCACGAAGCTGCCCAGCACGTCGGCGGCATGTGTCGCCGTCCAGCGCTGCCGCTGTTCTTCGTGCCAGGCGCGCGCAATCACCTCGAAGGTGGTGCCGAGCGCAACCCGCGCCGCCAGCTTCTGCACCCGCTTCTCGACACTGGGGTCCTTGCCCGCCCGCAGCAGCTCCCGCGCCCCCTCGCGCGCCCGGCGCGCCTCCATGAGGGAGATCTCCGGGTACTGGCCGATCGAGAGCTTCTTCTCGCGGCCGGCGATCTCGTACCGGTAGTGCCAGAGCCGACTGCCGGATGGCATGACCTGGAGCACCAGGCCGGCACCGTCCCGAACCTTGTAGGGCTTGTCCTTCGGCTTGAGCGCGCGGATTTCCCGGTCCGTCAGCATGCCATCCCCCATTGCCCGGTTTTCCGATTCCGTGGCCCGGTGCAT